CCAATGATCACAGTATAGTCATAGCTCTTAGCTAAGTCAATGCCATAGCATACAGCCGGCATAGTAGAGAGCGGGAACGTACATTGCTGAATAAAGGGATAGCCAAATGGGTTGGCAACATTTTCCAGGAATTCTGCAAGGTATTCCTGGCGATAGGCGTTTTCGGGAAGGTCGGCTCTGGCGTCCTCAACCTCATCGGGATCGATGTAAGGGTTTGAAAGGGTCGGCATCTGCCAGGACTTCCATTTTTGCTCCTCATTCTTTCCTCGCATGAAAAGCTTATAGAAATCATTTTTCCCTCTTGGTGTTGACAAGAACCAGGCGTCACCTTTATAGTCGGTAAGGGTGGCACGAATGGATTCGGTCCAAGACTTCCAAAGGTTCTTAACGAAGGCAGATTCGTCAACAATGGCTCGCTTGTATTTACGGGAACGCCCGGCGAGCTCATTTTCAAGACTCCAAAACTCAATCTTTCCTCCGGTGATAAGTTCGATAAACTGATGCTCATGTTTTCGCTTTATGGCAGGTTCTAAGGCAGCAAGGCACTCGTTATAAGTGCCGTCCAGCAGTTTATATGTCGGAGTGAAGTAACCGGCCGGATAGCCTTCTAATGCAGTTTCTGACAGTAGATTGATCGCAAGCGCAGACTTACCCCAGCGCCTGCCACAACAAAGAACATTGAAGCGCCGGGCTTCAGACAAGATCTGCTCCTGTTTAGGGTGCGGCTCATTCAGCGTTATAGTGACTTCTGCCATGGCTACTCTTCTTCTGCTGGTTTTTTGCGCTCATATTTTACTTTAACCGTCACTTCTTTAGTCCCATCCTCTTGTATCTTCTCGGTCAGTCCGTTCAACCTTTGGGTAATGGATGGATTGTAAATACCGGCCATGCCGCCTTCAATCTGGTCAGCCCTGATATGCTTTTTGATGATGGCGCAAATAGGAATGAAAGCATTGTATGCTTCGCCCTGGTTGCTGAAGTAATGACTTAGGTCACTATTGTAGCCGCTCTTAAATACAAACAGCTCAAAGCCCTCCATAGTCAGAGGGCGCTCCTTTTTGCGCTTGACCTTCTTGCCCATGCCTCCTACCCAATCTTCAACAATAATGGGCTTCTTCTTAACCTCCGCTTGGTAGCGTTGGAAAAGATCAGCCATTAATTCAGGTGTAAGAAGTTTCTTTCTAGCCATTGCTACTAGTATGAATTAGAGTGTCCGTAACTGCATCAGGATTCAATTCCGGATTAGGTTCCATAGCATTAGCCTTGCCGGTTTTTATCGCTGCTTTGGCTTGAAGGGTTGGGAGATCGACTGGCTCACCTCCATATGTCTCACCATCCTTAAATACAACCTTCATATCTTCTACTTTTTTAATGATTGCATCTATTGCCATGATATAGCCTTTCACACCTTCAGGGCCTTGCAGGTTAAAAAGTCCTGTCATATTCAACAGGTGATCGTGGCCTTTCATGGGTGGCAGGATCGCTGCCAGGCGCTTAATCTCTTCCAGGTATTGCTTGCGCTTACGCAGCGTTAGCTTTTCCTGCTTTTGCCGTTTTAGCCGCTTTAGGCGTGTTATCTTTTTTACTTTCATTTACAGTTGTTTGGGTTGCTGCCTCCTGCGGCAGCGTGTTGTAATTATTATACGCCATCTTCAACAGGTCAATCACTCCCTCATTACAGGTAAGGCAGGTGACGTATTTAGGATCCCACTCCTGGCGAATGATATCCTGCATCCTTAACCTGTCATCCATGGTCATGTGGATAGTACCGCCTAATTGCAGCTTGTCATGAAAGGGCTTGAACCGATCTAAAAAGGCTTTGTTTTCAGCTTTCATTAATCATCCTCCTAACTTCTTGTTTAAACGTTTCAAAATCTTTTTCAATTAGATCCTTGTCATAGAATGCTTGAAAGGATATATCACTTACCCCACTTTCTGCAACCATTAGGACATGGTAATCAGGTAGCTCATTACTTAGCTTTTCCTGAACCCTCACGATAATTCCCATCTCTACTCCATCCGGTATCTTAACTAAAAAAATAGGTTTTGCCATACTACTAGTGTGGTGAAGTGCCAATTTGTTACAGACGGTTGATCAGGGCAAAAGCCACATACCCCAACGTCATGCTAACGGCCATCCATCCCAATATGTGAATTTGAGGCACCAGCCAGAATAAAAGCGTTAGCCATCCAGCCAGGCACACAGCACAATTGAACGGTTTGCGATTCAGCCATTTGATTTTATAATGCCACTGAATCACGAATTTTAGCACATAAGATGTACAGATAGCGAGAAAAGTTATTATGATCATATTTGATGCTTGTACTACTCCCATAATAACCTCCTCATTTCTTCTTTTGCTTGTCTAACGGCGTGATGCACCGAATTAACCGGTATGCCTGTTTCTTCTGATACCTTCCGGTAGGATCCCAATTTGACGTATAGCCTTAATAGGTCCCGATTATACCAGTAGATAGCTTCTAACTTGACGTTACAGGATTCAACCAATGCTTCATAATCATAATCCGGTTCTTCATCTGCCACGCACTGAAAGCTTTCTGTTGGTATTTCGGTATGCCTGCGGTATTCCCGGTTGAATTTCGATTCTGAAAAGTTGGCTGTGTTGTAGATGGTTTTGGTAACGTACTGGCGAAGCTTGCCCCTGGTGTGCAGGTCGATGATAAAGGCTTCATCCTTTTCGAACAGCACCAGGAAAGCGTGTTGCCTTACATCATCGCGGATATAAGCGGGATTGATCTTTTGAAGTACTTCATCTATTTCGGATGAAGTGAACAGGTTAGCAAGTACACATGACTTGCTTAGCTCAGGCCCTTGTGTGGGTGCGGTAGCAGTTTTGTTCATTTGGTTGGATGGTGGTTTAGTAAATCTAAACACCACAAGCGAGCTGTTCAATTTATTACGCTGAAGTTTCTACGGTATTTTTACCGGAAATTTCCGTAAGTTTTTCAGGGGTTGCGGGAAGTAAACCCAGCATAAACCCGGCAGTTACTACATGCGCCCCATTGCGGCAGCCTAGCTTAATTCTGAGATTAATAAACAGGGTTTCAAATTGCCGTTCTGGCATATCCAGATGGCTGGCGATCTCTTTATGGCTCATGCCTTCGGATAGGTAGTAGATCAGAAGCTTTTCCTGATCGGTGATTTTAATTCTGATTTCCATGATAAGTCTTTTGTAGGGTTGGTAACTTCTATGAAATGATGGATTTAAACAGGCCCTGAAATTGTTCCAGCGTGCGTACTTCATAAGACTTACCGCCTTGTGCTTCTACTCTTTCAATAAATAGTTCCTGATCTTCACTGAGCCTGTCATTACCCACTTTAATATCGAATACATGAAGTGCGCCCTTGTAGTAAAAAGTAAGATCCAGCACTCCGGATACTACGCCAATGGCTCTGCGGGTATTGAGGCGCTGTAGATAACTAAGGTCTGACTCTCCTTTTCTGCGGGGTAATTCGTTTGGTGTGTGCCAAAGAAGTTTCCGTAAATGCGGGTATGAATTCCATGCCCACATGAAGCACTTTTGTTGCAGGGCGTCGTGTTTGAGGGCGGGGGCGGATAGGGTTAATGTGTTCATAAGGATGGTGATTTGAATGGTCACAAACTTTTAAATCTGAGTTCGTGACCGATAATGAATTAATATTTAAAGAGTTATAAAGATTTTAGTTTCGGTCACAAACTTTTTTCCAATTGTCTTACCTATTTGCGTATATGCGTAATTCATGTACCTGTGTTTTATGAATCTTCTCTTTTTTATTTTTTCTCTCCTGTGCGTAGTAACCGTAATATTTTTCGTGACTTCGTGACTTTTTAAATAACTTATTGATTTTTATAACAGTTAGCGGTCACAAACTTGGTTACGAATAGTCACGAACCATAACATACTTCGTGACCTAAAACGGCGCTTCTGATTCAAATAGCTTTCCTTTTATAGTAATATTTATCTCATTCTTCTTTGACGCATCCTTTGTATACAATACCTTTTTATGGTCGCACCAGGCTTGCAGGGCCAGATTCATTTTAATCGACGAAAGGCGGAAATTGTGATGAACGTTGTTAGCGTTACAAAACTGTTCGTAGGCCTCCTTAAACTTCTCATTTGAAATGAATCCCTCACGGGTCCACCATGCCCAATTTTCCTGAATGAATTCACGGGTAAGCAGGCCGAATGATTGATCGTATTGCTTTATCCATCCGCCTTCAGTAAGTTCTACCTGAGTGAGTTTGAGGCTGCTGGCCAGCCATAATGTGACGGATTCTGCTATTAGGGTATCATACCCGGCCCAATCATCCGTAGTCCAATCATTAGGGAACATCTTGCCGTAGAACCGATCTACGCCGCCAGATTTCGTAAAGAAGTCCGTAAACTCTAGTCCAATGATCCGGCGCTTCAATCCTCCGTCTGTGATCTCATAAGAGAAGTTGGTTGCAACCAGCATTTTAGGCAGCTCTGAAACGTCAAGCGATTTATGGTCCTTCCATAGCTTTTTAATCACTCCTACACCAGTAGCAAACTCTTTTAGAAAAGCCCAATCAAAATCCTTTTTAGGATCGGATATACAGAACAGGCGTTCACCATTCCACGACTGCAGGAATGCCTCATCATATTTTTTCACCTGGGCACCGTTGATGGAAGTGTAGGTAGTTGTCTTTTTTAGGAGGTTGCAAAATAGATTCTTTCCGCTGCCCCCGCCCTGCTTAGGATCCGGACACGCTTCGGTTAGAGCGATGATATAACCGGTTGTTTCGTCCTTGTAGTTGTGTGAGAGCCAACCCAGCACCTTCATAATATGGTCACGGTACTTTGAGAAATCCAGGGCCTTATCCAGAAAGTCAAGGTATAGGCCTCCTTTCCCGGATCGAAATTCCCGCTGCTGAATCTGATCCGACCATA